CCCACTGGCCTGTCGTGCCGTTCAACATCGCCATCCCGATTGGCAGCACTGGTACGACAGGCCAGTGGGTCGGCGAGTCTCGGAACAAGCCGGTCGGCGCTCCTGCGTTTTCCAGCGCGACTCTGCGATGGGCCAAGGCCGCGCAGATCGTTGTGATTTCGGAAGAACTGGCGCGGTTCTCTTCGCCTTCGGCTGAAGCCATCATACGCGATCTGCTTATCAAGGGTCTCGGCCAGTTCCTCGACGGCCAGTTCGTCGATCCGAACGTCGCGGAAGTGTCGAACGTGTCGCCTGCGTCGATCCTGAACGGAAAGAACGCGGTCGGCAATTCCAGCGGCCCGACGGCTGCGGATTTCCGGGTGGACATGAATGCGCTGTTCGCGGCGTTCATCTCCAACAACCAAGACCCGACCACGGCAGTCGTTCTGATGAGTGCGACTTCGGCCATGGGCCTTGCGGCTCAGGTCAACGCGCTCGGTCAGCCGGAGTTCCCGAGCGTCACGATGACGGGCGGCTCCATTCTGGGCGTGCCGGTGGTGGTGAGTGAGACGGTTTCGGATCGCCTGATCCTCGTCAACGCATCCGACATCCTGTTCGCAGACGATGGCGGCGTGCGGGTTGACGTGTCCCGCGAGGCCACCATCGAAATGTCGGATGCTCCCGCAACGGGTGAAGAGTCCCCGGCGACGGACCTCATCTACCACAACATGTTCCAGCGGAACGAGGTGGCGCTCCGCGCGGAGCGGTTCATCACATGGAAGAAGGCCCGGGCGTCTTCCGTGGAGTGGATCGACAACTGCGCTTATGCGCCGCAGCCTCCCGCTGAATAGTTAGTTCAATTCCTCCCAAAGCAGGGGCCGTCCTAGTGGCGGTCCCTGTTCTTTTTGCTTATGAAAATCACAGCGTTGAAACGGCACTCCTACCGTAACCGTTCGATTGCGGTTGGCGAGTCATACGAAGCGGATGTGCAATTCGCTCCTGTGCTTGTCGCCGCTCGTGTGGCTCGTTACGCTGACCGCGAAATGCGGCCGGAATTCCCGCGCATGGCTCCCGCTCCGGTCGAGTTCGTCCAGCCAGTCATCAAAAAGCCCCGAGCGCCACGCAAGAAGAAAGCGAATTGAAACTCCCTTTCGGCCTGCAAGTAAACCGGCTTCCAATCCTGAGCGCGAAGCCTTTAGGGCTGCCAGTTCCGGCGAAGCGCCAACTGAACGCAGTCTATCCGCGTAACGGCGGGTGGTACAACGTCTTGAACTCGCCGATACAGGAAAGCTACGCGGGCGCGTGGCAGCAGAACGTGCTGTACCCGGAGAGTCAGCCGTCTTTGCTGACGTTCTCCGCGGTGTTCGCTTGCGTGTCCGGTATCTCGTCGGACATCGCGAAGCTTCGCATGAAGCTGATGGAGAAGCGCGGGCCGATATGGGTTGAGGTTGAATCGCACCCTTTCCTGAAGGTTCTGCGCCAGCCGAACGATTACCAGACATACATCCAATTCCGGCAGCAGTGGATTCAATCGCTGCTGTTGTCCGGTAACGCCTACATCGCACTGGAGCGCAACAACCGCGGCGGCGCAGGTATGGGCGACATCAGCGCCATGTATGTGCTCGACCCCTGCAAGGTGAAGCCGCTTGTTTCTGACTCTGGCCTTGTGTTCTACGAGTTGGCTCCCGATCCGCTGTCCCAGGTTCAGGACGCAATCACGATTCCGGCCGAAGACATCATGCACGACCGGATTAACACGTTGTGGCATCCGCTGATCGGCGTTTCCCCGTTGACGGCGTGCGCTGCGTCGGCGTATCTCGGCGCCAAGATTCAAGGCGATTCCGCGCAGTTCTTCGCTAATCGGGCGATGCCTGGCGGAATGCTGTCGGCTCCCGGCCGTATCGGCGACGACACGGCTACTCGGCTGAGCGAGACGTTTCACGCGAACTTCGGCGGCACCAATATGGGCAAGGTTTTGATCGCTGGCGACGGCCTGAAGTTCGAGCCGTTCCGCATGACCGCCGAGCAATCGCAGACGGCCGAGCAGTTGAAAATGACGGTTTCCGACGTGGGCAGAGCCTTCCGGTATCCCGAATGGAAGATGGGCGGTCCAGTGCCCGCATACGCGACCGGCTATCAGGCTTACCAGCTCTCGTATTTTGCCGACACGCTTCAGTTCTACATCGAAGGTTCCGAGTCCTGCTACGACCAGGCGTTCGGCTTCGGTCCAAACATGGGCGTCGAGTTGGACACCGACAACCTGATGAGAATGGACACCGCCTCGCTGTACGAAACCATCAACAAGGCGAAGGAGTGGATGCACGTTGACGAGCAGCGCCTAAAGGCCGGATACGGCCCCACTGAAGGCGGCGATGACATCTACAAGCAGCATCAGGACCACAGCCTTAAGGCTTTGGCCGCGCGCGACAAGAGCGACGACCCATTCGGCACGAAGAGCAAGGCCGCGCCGGCGAATCCACAACCGGCAGACCCCAACGCGGGCCGCGAGATTGATCTGGACTTCGCCGAGGCCGCGGACGAATTCGAAGAGGAGCTAACCGCCGCATGAGTGTTACTCAGCAGCAGCTAAACGGATTCGCCCGCACGATTGGGCGCAAGTTCCGCGAGTTTGTCGGCGCGAGGTTTTCGGATATCTCGCAGCGCATGGACTCACTGGAACGGCGCTTTCGGGATATGCCGATCCCGGAGCGTGGTGAGCGCGGCGAGCCGGGCAAAGACGCGCCTCCTGTTGACGAGTCCGCCATTGTCGAGCGCGTACTGGCCCGCGTTCCTGCGCCGGTTAATGGCCGCGACGGACTGAACGGCAAAGACGCAGAAGTCAATCGCGACACTCTGACGTTGATGGTTCGGGACGAAGTTGCGCGGGCGATAGCAGCCATGCCAGCGCCTGCGCTTCATATTTCCGGAGAACTTGCGGCCGAGATGCGGCGCCAATTCAGTGAAGAAATTGCGCGCATGGTTGCTGCGATTGAACTGCCGAAGGGTGAACGCGGAGAGACCGGACCCGCAGGACCGCAGGGGCCACGCGGAGAGGCGGGCCAGAAGGGCGACAGAGGCGATACGGGAGAGTGCGGAGCACGAGGCGACAAAGGCGACCCCGGACCAGAAGGCGGCAGCGGCGCTCCCGGAGCAATGGGCGCTCCCGGCCCTGTAGGTCCGCAAGGTGAACGCGGAGCCGACGGCCGAACGCCAACGACCGAGGAACTAGCCACAATCGCCGACGTTGCCGCAGGACGCCGTTTCGCCGAGTGGGCGCTGGGATGGGAGCGCGGCGCAAACGAAACGCTACAGCGCGCTATGGAGCGTCTGCGCCAGCCGGAAGACGGCAAGCCCGGAGCCGCTGGCCGCGATGCTCTCGACCTCGAAGACTTCGACATGACGCACGACGGCGACGGGCTTGTGACGTTCACCTTCAAACGCGGCGCCATCGAGAAGCGGTTCGAGATTCGTGTTCCGCGGTTCAAGTATCAGGGCGTCTTTCAGGACGGCCGAGCCTATCGCGAGGGCGATGCCGTAACAAACGGCGGCTCGCTGTTCATCGCGCGCAAGGATTCACCGGCAGGCAAGCCCGCCGCTGAGGGTGACTGGCAACTGGCGGTCAAACAGGGCGGTCAGGGACGCATGGGCGAGACCGGCAGGCCGGGGAAAGACGGCAAGGACGGCGCGAACGGTCGAGACCTGAGATACCAGTAGGAGATTCGAATGATTCAGAGATTGTTTGCATGGTTCGGTTATCAGCCTATCGTTTACGGCGGTCCGAAGTTTGTGGTTATCCGTCCGGGGGATGTGCTGGTCCTGAAGTCAGCGGCCCCGATGTCTAGCGAGACATGCGAGCGGCTGAAGCAGGAACTCGGCAAAAGGTTCGACGGCTACGACGTTCTCGTTCTTTCTGGCGGGCTTGACATTGAGGTTATCCGCAAGGTCGCCTAAATGCCCGACCTCGTAACACTCACTCAGGGCAAGCGGCAACTGAACATCGAGGCCGCGCGCACTGACCTCGATTCCCATATCGAGATTCTGATTTCTGCCGCATCCGCCATGGTGATGACGCACATCAAGCGCGACGACCTGACGGAGTGGGAAGACGAGGACTCATCGCCGCCGACGTACACGGTCCCCAAGGACATCATCGCGGCGTGTCTGATCGCTCTGGGCTATCTGTTCCAGCAGCGCGAAGGCGCAGAGCCGGTGCCGGAGGCCTTCTACTCGCTTCTGGAAGGCTGGAGAGATCCGACCATCGCATGAGGCTCGTTAGCGCGATTCTCCCAACGCGAGGTCGAAAGGAATTCGCGGCGCAGGCGCTCGCCTGTTTTCTGGCGCAGGACTACCCGGCGAAGGAGTTGCTGATTCTGGACGATGCCGACATGCCGTCGTTTGGCGCTGACGCCGCGTTCCCCGAAGGCGTGACTTATTTCCGGTCGTTCTCACGCAAGACCATCGCGGAGAAGCGGAACGAACTGTGCGGAATGGCGCGCGGTGGAATCATTAGCCACTTCGACAGCGACGATTACAGCGTGACGACGCGAATCTCTGACCAGGTTAAAACCCTGGAAGACGCAGGCGCGATGCTGACCGGCTACAGCGAGATGCTTTGGTGGGACGGCGAGTCGGCATGGCATCGCAAGGGCGACGGCAAATACATTCTCGGCACGTCGCTGTGCTATCGCCGGGAATTGTGGGAGCGGTCGCCGTTCACCGACCACAAGCAAGGCGACATCCGCTACGGCGAAGACAATCGGTTCCGCAGTGCGGCGACAAAGAGCGGAGCGGTCGTCGCTGTGGCTTCAGGTCTCGGCATGATGGTTGCGCGGATTCATCCGGACAACACGTCACAGAAGAGGCCCGTGGAAAGCGGCTATGTGCGAATCCCGGCAGAGCAGCTTCCGGCAGGGTTCCCGCGATGAACGCGCTTTCAATCATTATTCCTTCGAAGACATTGAGCAACCTGACGGCGTGCGTTGGCGCGGTTCGCGAGAGCGGCGAGACGTGCAGGATTATTGTGGTGGATGACTTCGACTATTCATGCGGTCAGGGACTTCCGGGATTAGATTGGCCTTCCGTCGAGTGGACTGGCGGCGACAAGCCGTTCGTCTTCGCCCGCAACGTGAACATCGGCATTCGCGCCGCTGGCTCCGACGATGTGCTGATCCTGAACGACGACGCACTACTGAAGACACCGGGCGGCTTCTCGCTGCTACAGCAAGCAGCGGCAGAGAATCCGGAATACGGAATCATCGCGGCTACCACGAACAACGTCGGGAATCCGAACCAACTACCGCAAGGCAAGGGACTCCGCCAAGACCCGCGCATGGTCTGTTTTGTCGCCGTGCTCGTTCCACGTAGAACCATTGACAAGGTGGGATTGCTGGACGAGCGATTCATTCACTACGGCCTCGATGACGACGACTACTCGAAGCGCGTCCTAATGGCTGGCCTGAAAATCGGGATACACGACGGCTGCTTTGTCGATCATAAGAGTCTTAAATCGACCTACCGGAGTCCCGGAGGACCGGGCGGCAACTTCATCCCGAACCTGCGGATATTCGAAGAAAAGTGGGGAATGGATAACAAGGGTCGCCCACCGGGGACTGTGAAGGGCTGATGTTCACGGCAGAAGCCTTCAGCGCCGCTCAGCCGTTCCCGCACGCGATTGTCCCCGACTTCGTGCCGATTGAAACAGTGCGCGCGATCAATGCCGAGTGGCCCACAGACGGCTGGAATCCCTACAAGCACAAGCACAGCGACAAACGGGCCAGCACGAGTTTCGGCCCGCGCACGAAGGAACTGGTTGACTCGCTTAATGGTCCGGAATTTATCGAATCACTTAGCAAGATGACCGGGATTTCGAACCTTTCGGCCGATCCCTGGCTAAGCGGCGGCGGACTGCATGAGACCTTAAACGGCGGATTTCTCGACATTCACGCCGACTTCAACATCCATCCGAAGACGCGGCTTTTTCGGCGCCTGAACCTGCTGCTGTTTCTCAATGAAGATTGGCAGGACGAGTGGGGCGGCTGTCTGGAATTGTGGAATCAGGATAAATCGGGGGCCTGCGTCTGCGTGGCTCCCAATGCCGGTACGGCGGTCATATTCGCCACGACCGATAGCTCATTTCACGGCCACCCCGTGCCACTTAATCGACCTGATGGCGGTTCACGCCGTTCTATTGCGCTGTATTACTACTCGCCGGAATCGCCCGAGCCGAATCCGCGCGAACACTCGACGCTCTACATCGGGGAAGAGGAACATTGGTTCAGAACAGACTGATGATTTTCTGCGGGCCTGACAGCCGCGAAGGATGGAAGACGCTCGACGCGATGAAGCGCCCGCATATCGACTATGTGGCGACCGTTCCGCCATTTCCTTCCGAGGTAACAGCGCAGCAGTGGTCCGAGGTCGAGTGGATTCACGGGATCGCCTGCCTCGTGCCGTGGGAAGCGGAAGAAGCCGTGCGCGAGATTTACGCGATGCTCGCACCGGGCGGCAAGCTGACGATTGAGACGCCTGACTTCAACCGCGCCAAGGCGTCAGTGCTGTGGACGTTTGGCGACCCGGCGCTGAAATACCCGGCGCATATGAATCGGTGGTCCTATACCCCGGAGTCCTTGACGGAGTTGCTTCGTGCGGTGGGATTCTCGCGAATGGACGTGCTCCCCGCGCAGACGCATCACCCGGCGCGCGATTTCAGGGTTGAGGCGTACAGGTGATGATTACGCACTCGTTTGTTGTTGCCTGCCTCGAATCGTACCGGATGGCCGAAAAGCAGATACGGCACATGGCGCGGATTCTGCCGGATACCTGGGAAATGGTGTTTGTTGATGACGGCTCGGAGCCAGCCATTGAAATCCCGTCAGAGCGACCCGTGAACTTCATTCATGCGCGCCGATCAGACAGACAGCCGGGGGAGTGGACGCAGAAAGTCGCGATCAATGAGGGCGTGGCGCTGGCTACTGGAGCCTACATCGTAAAGAACGATATTGACCATGTATTCACGCGGGAAGCCATCGCCGCGGCTGAAGCCTTTACTGGCGACATGATGCTGTTTCACCGTCAACCGGGATTCTTAAGCGACGCGCTGGAGATAACCCCGGTCGAGCACTCGATTTACCAGACCGTCGTCGATGACGTGTTTCTGATGAAGCGCAGCATCTTCATGGAGCGCGGCGGCTACGGCAACGTGCGGAAGTATGGCGACGGTGGAAAGATATTCTGGGACATGTCGCGCAAGCCTGAAGCGAATCCGCAACCTGGCGCCGAAATCTACGTCACGCCACCGGACTTGGAGCAGTACCACTCAGTCAAGAGGTACGCATGAAGCGCGTGGCGATTGTCGGTCACGGCACAGTAGGCCGCGGCATGGAGCGGCTTTTCACGTCCCGATTCATAACCGTTATCTACGACGAAGGGCGGGGCGTAGGCCGTAGAGAAGCCGTCAATGAGTGCGATCTGTCGATTGTCTGCGTCCCGACGAACAGCAACCCGGACGGCTCGGCGGATACGTCAATCGTCGAGGAAGTTGTTAGCTGGCTCGAAACGCCGTTGATTCTGATTAAGTCCACAGTGCCACCGGGAACGACGGATCGGCTGGCAGCGAAGTACCAGAAGGCCGTTTGCTTCTCGCCTGAGTACATGGGGGAATCGAGCTACTTCACCCCGCCATGGAAGTATCCCGACCCGACAGACGCGCGCTCGCATACGTTCGTCATCATCGGCGGTGAGAAGGCGTCACAGGTTGCCGGATTCTTCCAGAAGGTTATGGGCGTCGATACGCGGTATTCGCTGACATCGGCAGTGGAAGCCGAGTTGACGAAGTACATGGAGAATGCGTTCTTCGCCGTCAAGGTGACGTTCTGCAACGAGTTCGCGAACATCGCCGCGGCATTCGGAGTCGACTACAAGCGGCTGCGGGAAAACTGGCTGCTGGACCCGCGCATTAACCCGAATCACACTCTGGTATTTGAGGACGCGCGCGGATTTGGCGGGAAGTGCCTGCCGAAAGACCTGCGGGCCATTGTTCACGCGAGCACAGCGGTGGGATATGCGCCGTCGCTGCTGTCGGCAACGCTGGAAGCTAACGCGAGGATTCGCGGGTGAGACTGGCCGTTGTCGCTGGCGGCTGGCATTGGCCGGCGCATTTCTTCCAGCAGGCGGCGCGCATCTTCAGCGGCGCGGACTTGTTCGTTGTGGCGCATCGCAACCCCGAGTTAAAGATCGTGCGCGAAGAGAAGCGCGAAGTTCTGGCGAGTGTAACCGGCCCGCTCGGCGCGCTGGACCGCGAACTCTACAGCGCGTTTCCGTCAATCCCGGACCTGCTCCGGCTCAACTGGACATACGAGGAAGCGCCGAACACCGTCGGCGATTGGGGCTTCTTTAATCAGTGGCTAGACCGTCACGACTTCCGAAAGTACGACGTGATTTTGAA